ATCTTAGCAAGCATGGATCGGAATGGCCTGATCATCATGGAATCGCCCCCGGCTTAGGGTCGGTGGTATCAAATTCAAATTCATAAGCTAGCCCCACAATCCCAGAGAAACCTCCCGTATTTATATTGGAAACGTCTTGCTCTTGCCCGTTTGCCATTTGAACATACACAGTCACCACGTTCGGGCCAGGAGCCCCAGCTGGGCAAGTGCCGGTGGTTGTCTGGACTCGCAACCCTGTCGGTGGTGATGGCAGATTTGTCCATGAGCTAAACGACCCAGCTGGTTGGTCGTATCGAAACTGACAGAAACCACCCTGAAGGTAGTAGTAGGGATCCTTAACGCGACTGCGAATCCTTGTGGCGTATCCAGCGCGGCCCCGTGTTCCACTTACAAAGATGCCAACCTTGGGATTGGATGGGATCACAAACGGCGCGTAGACCAACAACTCCTGCTGATAAGTGGCGGCGGTGCTGATGTTTCCGCTGTTGTCACGCTGCCTGGCGGCAATAGATCCGCTCGCGTAGCTTCCAGCTGGCAGCACAAACGACGTCCCAGAGCCGATTGTCCATGTCGTGCCGCCATTCAGCGAATACTCCCATGTGAACACCGGCTGCAGGTTGCCGACGTTCACCGTCTGATTGCTGGTCACCCCATCCGTTGCACTGGCGCCAGTGTCCGCTGCCAGTGTCAGCGTCGGGGTCTGCGGCAGCATGATCTCCTCTGCCACGCTTGCATACACCAACGGCCCAACGGTTGGCCATACATCCAAGTAGTTGGGCGCAATCTCAGTAGGTCCGACAGATACTGCCCCGACAAGGTTTGCACTTACATAAGATCCACCCTCTTCCGTCACCAACCCGACGTGCACTATTACGTTCACATCCGCCGGGATCATCGATAGCGGCAGGAAATACCCAGCAACCTGGCCTTCATACTTTCCGCTGATGCCGATCTGCTCGCTCATCACGAACGGATAATTTGGCTTGTGCCACAATTCTCCAATCTTGGTTTCATTTAGAATGAACCTGTTCCGTTGCCTGATCAGCGCACCAGCGGATTGCATGTGAGCGCCACTAATGTCGACTCCATCAGTGCTTCGCCGCACATATACAACCACGATGTTGCCGTAGCTGATCTGCGGCCAATCTGGCCGTAGACGCACGCCAGAGTGATCGCTCAGCATGTCGCCACCGCTGAGCAAGCTCTTGTTCAAGACGAATCGGCGGCGGTCGTAGACCGCGTAGATCCGCTGCAGCCTGCTTCGCACCGGCGACGAGATACGCGCAACGCCCGCGATCGAGTCGATCACATCGTCCGCCGTCGCTGCAGTCAGACCCAGCTGGTACTCCGCCCAGCGTTGCATGCCGCGGGCAGACTCCTCGATGTAGCCATCGATCCCGATCCAACCCAGCGCGATCCGCACCGATTCCGGTGTACCGCGTATCCGCTGCCACAGCACACCCTCCTCCAGTGCCCGCCGCTGGTTGTTGCCCAGATACTGCAGGATCTCACCCAGGCCATACTCGAAGATCAGCCACGGCACCACGCTGTCCGGGATGTCCATCCGCTTTGCCGTGCGGATGATCGGCACCGGTCGGCCGGTTCGCTCCAGGCTGGAGGTGACGCGCGAGAGGTCGCGTTCCAGCTGGGTGCTGTTCGGCGGCAGCAGGTCGAACCTGCTCATCGATCACGGCCCGCCATCGTCAGCGTGATGGCCCCCAGGGCTGGCGCCTGGCCCGGCCCACACACCACATCTGCCGCCGGGGCTGACAGCACCACACGCTGCACGCCCGGCAGCATCAGCCGGGCGATCAGCCACGAGCGGGTCACGTCCCACCCCAGGCCCGCCGCCTCCAGAAACGCGGACGTCAGCGTCGCCTGCAAGCTGTTGAACACTTCGATCGGGGTGCCAGGGTAGAGCCACACCTGCGCCGTCACCGGGACCGTCACGATTGTGGCGCTCGCCACCGTCACGTAATCGGTGATCACCCTGACGCTGTCGCTCTGCACCACCTCGTCCACGGACGCCAGCAGCTCCGCATCGGCCGTCCCATTTCCCTCCGTGGACCAGATCGACACCAGCACCTCACCCGCCGCCGGGCTCGACACCAGCGCATCGCGCACCAGCGGGCTTGCCGTCAGCGCCTGGTACCGATACCAGGCGGCACCTCCCGCGCTGGAGCTCCCCATGATCCGCTCGATGGTGCGAGTCCGCAGCCCTTCGTCCGCCTCCCCCGCCAACCGGGTCACGCCATAGAACGCCGCCAGGTTGTCCAGGTCGCCAACGGTGGCGAACCGCAGCAGGGTCGCCCGCAGGGCATCGTTGATCCGCTGGCGCAGGATGAGCTCACGGGCCGCGGCAACCTCCAAGATCTTCACCCCAGGGTCGCTCTCCAGGATCTCGGTGTAACTCGGGTCGCGGGCCTGCAGGTCGGCGATCATTGCCTGCAGGATCTGCTCGAAGTCGAGCGGCTCGATGATCTCCGGCGCTGGCAGTGAGCTGAAGTCGATCGCAGTCGTGCTCATCAGATCACCAGCCCCTCGATGGCGACCCGCTGGCCGTTGAGCAGATAGTAGCCAACCAGACTCAGCTCAATCTGCCCCTCAGCGGTGACACGATCGATCTGGACTCGCTCCAGGCGAAGGCGCGGCTCCCACCGGTTGAGCGCATCGGCAACCGCCTGCTGCATGTCGGAGACCAGCGAGGGATTGATGGGGCGATCCACCAGCCGGGGGAGCAGCGAGCCATAGTCGCGGCGATGGACCCTCGTGCCCACCGGGGTGGTGAGGATGTCCTGGATGGACTGGCGGAGGTGATCGAACCCGCCGAGGGCTTCGCCAGTGGTGCGGCTCATGCCGGCCATCGATCCACCTCAGTTGCAGAACGTGGCCGTGGCCCCGCCTACCAGGCTAGCCCCGCAGGCGGTGGTGTCCCCCACACGGGCGATCGCCTGGCCGTTGGCGGTGGTGTTCGGGCTGCCGGATGTGATGGGGTTGGGCCCGTGCTCCGGGCAGTCGTAGGTGTCGCCCACGCGCGCGACGCGCCGCCCCTGGGCCCACACGTCTGGGCTGGCAGTGCTGACCTGGCCGCCGTGGGAGCCGCTGTCGCCGAGGCAGATCACGCGGGGCATGGTGCACTCATGGGTTGAGGTGGACGGTCGAGCCGGTAATACTCACCTGGCCCTGGGCCTCGACGTTCACCGTGCCGCTGGCCTCGATGCTGACGCTGCCGGTGCGAATCACCACCGAACCAGTCGAGTCCGTGGTGTCGACGGTGAGGGTGTGGCTCTCGCGGTCGTACTCGACCACGGTGCCATCATCGTAGGTGCGGCGATGGAGGCCCGCCCGGTCGCCGTTGGCGTTGCCGTCGGAGAACAGGCCAGGGATAACCACACCGGCGGAGATCTCACCAGACGGGGCCAGCAGCATCACCACCTCCCCCACCTCCGGAGGATCCCACACCCGATCGCCGCCGGCCCGGGGTGAGAACCACGGCAGCCAGTCGGTGCGGATCTCGCCGTCCTGGATGTCCAGGCGAACGGCAGGGAAGCCGGCGGTGTCGCCGGTGTAGTCGGCCTGGGCCACCACGCCGTAGCGGGCGATGTTCGCCAGGCGGCGCGCGTGATCGGTGCCCTCCGGCGAGCCGACCCCGCTGGTGCGCTGGTCAGACCGGTGCAGGCCCAGCACTGGCGTGCCTCCAGAGACCGCGAACGATGGCGGGAATCTCGGCCTGGGCGGGGACTTGCTCCAGCCGATCGGTGACGAGCAGCTGGGCCGCCAGCATGTGGATGCCGTGGCGGATCGGATGCGGCAGCGCTTCGGGGGTGACCGCTTCGCCGGTGTAGTCCTGCGCTGCGGTGATCGCGATATCGAGGGCCCGCCAGAGGCGATCCCGATCCGGGTGCTCGATGGACAGGAAGTCGGCGAGGCTGTCGACCGACAGGGCCAGGAGGGGGGAGGCGGTGGGCGGCGCCGGCTTGCGGCGGCGGCGGGTGGTGGTGGTGGCCATCAGTTGATCGGTTCCTCCTGGGAGAAGAGCTGGGCGGTGCCGATGGGGCACGCCTCGCCGGTGCTGCCGCCGGGACAGCCTGGGGTGACCTGGCCACCAGGGTAGGCGCCGCTGCGCATGATGTCGTCGGTGTCAGCCAGCACGTAGGGGTTGCTGCAGTCGCGGTATGGGGTGGTGTAGTCGACGGCGTAGCGCAGGGTTCTGGCGCCGGTGGTGAGGCTGCCGTCGAACTCCGGGTCGCTGGCGTCGGAGTCGAGTAGCTGGGGGTCGGAGGACTCGAAGCCAGGAACGGTCCAGGATTGAAGCGCGGTCTCCACTTGCGAGGCCATGGTGTCCAGGTCCGCGTCCAGATCGGCAAACGACTGGGCGACGCAGATCACCGACACGATGCCGCGACGCTGCTCGTAGCCGCTCCAGCCGGACACGGAGCGCCCCAGGATTTGCTCCCTCTCGCGGGTGTGGATCACGATGGCTGGCAGCTCCGGCTCTTCGAGCGGCATGAGCCGGCCGCTGTAGACCCGTTGACCCAGGGAGGGGATGGCAGCGCGAAGGCGGGTGACGAACGCCTGACGGAGAAGAGTGCGACGGGCGGTCATGTGCTGGGCGGAGGTTGTAGTGAATAGATTTCTGCAAGGTTATGTGCAACCATCATGCTGTGCAATTCCATTGCGTGGGCGGGGTTTAGCGGCAGCTCAGATAACAGCAGCCAGATTGCTGTTTGCATTCCGCTGCGGTCTTCGCGATCTGACATGCAATCCTGCATGACACTCACGAAAACAGTCATCGCGCGCGCAAGTCCGGCCGTGGCAGGCGTTAGCAGGACGTTCTCGTACACCGAGCTTATTTTAAGTGCCCCGTAAAATCCAACATAATCAGGCGGCTGCCGCAGCCGCTCTGGGCCAAAGTATTCCAGCAAGGCGGCGTCAATCTGCTGTGGTGTCGCACCAGGCGACAGCACCATCGGCTCGCGGCCGGGGTCCTGATCGTCGCTGACGACGATTCCGTCGGGGGTGTGACTGATGCTCATGGCAGTGTCAGGGCAGCGCGCTAATGCGGGCCGTGAAAAATGGGGTTCGGCTTGCTTCTCCAGAGCTCGGGATCGTTGCCACGAGAGACAAGTCCGGCCATGTGCCATACGGCTGCGTTGACACGACGCGGGCGATGGATGGCCCCAGCGCCTCGCCCAGCGTGCTGGCCCCAGCGACAGACCCCGCGTACGAAGAAGTGCTGATCGACCTAACTGCGATGGCTGCACTTTGATTAATGCCTATCCAGTAAGGGATACCTGGCTGCACCGCGAACGGCGTCGCACTGCCGCTTACTGCTTGAGCAATTGCGGATGTAATGTCTCCCGTTACTCCGAGTGGTAGTCCAGTGGGCAATCCAGTGGAGCCATTGGTCGCGTAGATCGCAAGTTGCAACGAGGAGCCGGCTACAGCTGTAATAACCTGAACGCCCAGGTCGGATAGCATGCAGGCCCGATCAACTTTGAAGGACGTTAAATACAATCTGTTAGCAGTTGCGGCGCCCCCATTGCTAGGATTTCCCACTTGCGGGGTAATCCAGTTGCCAACTGCGTACACAAGAGAGCTGGTGCCTGCAGGTCCTGCAGGACCTGCAGGACCCTGAGCGCCGGTGGCCCCGGTGGCCCCGGTGGCCCCGGTGGCACCTGTCGCGCCTTGGGGGCCAGTGGGGCCGGTCGGGCCAACCAGGGAGGCCAACCACTGCGCCTGCGTGCCGGCAAACCCAGCAGCCACCGCCACCTGGTAGGCGCTGCTGCCAGCCGCTCCGGCAGGGCCTGTGGATCCATTGGCGCCCTGCAGGCCTTGAGGGCCTTGTGCTCCTGTCGCACCAGCAGGGCCTGTAGGACCGGCGGGACCTTGTGGGCCCTGGGCGCCGACCAGCGACGCCAGCCACTGAGCCTCAGTTCCCGAGAACCCGGCAGCTACCGCCACCTGGTAAGCGCTGCTGCCGGCTGCGCCAGCGGGGCCTGCTGGGCCCGTTGCTCCGGTGTCGCCCTTGGCCCCTGCTGGGCCTTGAGCGCCGGTCGCACCAGTAGCCCCAGCTGGGCCTTGTGGACCAGTCGCTCCACTCGCTCCAGTGTCGCCTTTCGCGCCCGCTGGCCCTGCTGCTCCAGCTGGGCCAGCCGGGCCAGCTGGACCGGCTGGGCCCGGCGTCAGCTCGATGTCATTGATCGCCTCGTCCAGCGCCGTCAGCGTGTCCCGCAGCTGTTGGCCGCTGAATGGCAGTGGGGGGATCGTCGTCATGCTCCCGCCGTGATGATCGTGTTCGCGTTGATGATCGTGTTCGCGTAGATCATCCCAATGCTTTCGGCCGCGGCCGGCAGCCGGTGCAGCATCAGCAGCCACCCGGTGTGGCCATCCGGCTGCGCATCACGCACACGGAACAGCCCGCTGCGCACCTCCACCTGGTCGCCCTGCCGTGGATCCACGGCCAGCTCCTGGCGGTTGATCAGCAGCACTGGCTGGTTGCTGCGCACCTGCACGCCGGTCTCCGGATCCAGTCCCACATACGAGTCCTGGTAGACGCCGCCCACTGACCAGCTGCTCCCCCCACGGCGGTAGGTGATGGGGTCTCGTTCCCCCAACACCCGCACCACCGCGCGGAGAGCAATGCTGGCCAGGTCGCGGCGCATCAGCCGATAAACACCGAGGCGAATGCCTGGGTCGTGGTTTTTGGTGCAGTGAATTTGCCGACCAGCGTGTTGCTGGTCGATACAGGCGTGATGCGCTTGTTGGTGTTGTCCCAGTAGGCAGCTGCACCCTGGGTCGCGTCCGTGCTGGCGCCGGTCGCAGCGGTCAGCCCGTAGACGGTTTTGGTGTGGATGTTGATGACGTCGCCTTGCAGGCCATCTTTCACACACACGCCAAAGATGGTGCCGACCAGCACGCCTTCGCCAGAGGTGCGGGCGTAGGGCAGCGTGACCTCCAGGTAGTCCCCTTCCTGGACATAGCCCAGGCCGGTGCTCGGATCGAATCCTTTCATGTTCAGTCCTCAGGAGATGGGGTTGGAGAGAAGGCCAG